AAGCAAAATCAACAATTGATAAAATGTCTTTCTGTGCACCTCTTGAAGAACATATACAGTTAAGCAAATTTATTGAAAATTGGTTTTTTGATAATTATAATAAAAAAATAATTATTTCAGAAGAAATAAAAACTAATGTATCAAAAATAAAATATTTAAATGAAGAATATGACACTAAATCACTTTTGTCTCTTTTAACAAAAGAAGATATAAATAAAATACAAATAAATAATGATTTAGATTGTAAAGTTTTTGATTATGTAAAGAGTAAGTGGTTAAAATAATGGGTATGATAAAAAGAATTAATATAGATCCAAATGGTTTATGTAACGCTAAATGCTGGTTCTGTCCAGTTGCTTACCTAGGTAATCCCAAGGAAAATCGTGGAACAATGCCAATAAAAGTTATGGAAAGTCTTTTAAAACAAATAGATGAGGGTCGGGGAGATTTTGTAGACCCAAATATAGATATATATAATAATCCCATTCATTATAATGAAACTTTGCTATACCCACACTTTGAAGAAATGGTTGAGCTACATAGAAAATATAAAATAAAAATGTTTTTATTTTCAAATGGTGTTAATTTTACTCGTGACAAAATAGATATTGTAAAAAAATATCCAGATGTTATTACAGATGTTATTTTAAATATTCCATCAATAGAAAGAGATCAATGGTCAAAATTTACAGGTTTTAATCCTAAACTTTTTGATAAGCTTTTAGATAACCTTCAATATGCTAGTGATGTACTTTATGATACTCATCGTGGTGAACAACTGATGATTTTAGTCAACGGTGTTAATAGAGCAGCTACAGTTGGAAGCAGTGGCTGGCTAGATGTTTTAGAAAAAGCCCCTAAATATTTAGAAGGAGAACATGAAGCAATTGTTGAAACAATGCAAAAAATGTTTCCAAAAATTTATGTAGTTTTAAGAGATAATCTTTCAGATAGAACCAACTTATTGTCTGAAGCAGGAGTTATATCAAATCAAAGATCAATTCAAGAAAATCAAAAAGGTGAAGTAATTGGTTGTGCATACGGAATAACAGGAGAAGGATATCCTGATAATGAAATTTTTATATCTGCTGTAGGTAATGTTTATATTTGTTGCAATGATTTTTCTTATGAAAGCGTCTATTCTAATATAAATCAAAAAACAATAAAAGAAATTTGGAATAGTCAAGAAAGAAAAGATGCTGTTAAAAAAGCTTATTCTAGTATGTGTCGTAATTGCCTAGGTTCAATTTGGTCAGAAGGAGTAGTGCCAAATGTTAAATCTAAACAAATTTTAGATCAAAAGGTTATACAAAATTGAAAATATTAGTTTCTTTGCCAGTTTATAACGAAGATCGCTTATTAAAAAGAGCTGTTAATAGCATTCTTGAACAAAGCTATGAAAATTTTGATTTAATAATAATTAATGACGGATCTACTGATAATTCTTTAAAAGAAGCAAATAAATTTTTGTATGATTCAAGAGTAAAAGTAATAGATAATCCAATAAATAAAGGTTGTTTTTATAGCAAAAACTTGGGAATAAGTTTTATGGAAAGCGGAGAATATGATCTTTATACAACTCATGATGCAGATGATTTTTCTCAACCTACAAGGTTTGAAGAAATTGTAAATGTTTTTAAAGAAGATCATAGTATAATTAATGTGCAAGACTTAGAGCTAAGAATTGGCAATACACCGCCAGAATGGTATAACCCACCATTTACACCTATGATTAATATTGCTCATGGGTTTTTTAGCAAGAAAGCTTTTGAGCTATTTGGCTATTTTGATAATACAGATTATAGCGGGGACGAAGAATATTGGCAAAGAATTATCCGTTATTGCAAACAAAATCCATGTTCTTGGAAATCTCTAGACAAGGTTTTGTATTATGCAGAAATAACAAATGATAATATGATATTAAGATATGATGATGAATTACGAAAAATATATAGAAAAAAGTTTTTTAAAGATATAGATAAAATGGCTGAATTAAATAATTTTTACAGGGGAGCTTTTGAAAAATGATACCATTATTTATTGGCGGAACAGGCAGAAGCGGTACAACCATACTGCTTCAATATTTAAATGAAAACCCCTTAGTTTATGCAAGCTCACCGATAGAGTTAAGAATATTAACTGAGCAATACGGACTTATTGATTTATATAAAAAACTAGATTTAGAAAGCTTTCTTTTTTATTTAGAAGATCATTGGTTAAACCCAACAGATAAAACTGAAGGCATATACTCAAAAATAGAAAAAAATAAATTTAATAATATCTTGGGTGAACTTGTAAATAATATCTCAAATAATAAAAGAGATGCAATTTTTAATTTTTATTCTAAGTTAATATTTAATCAAATAGATTTTAAAGACTCTAGTTTATATTATGGTGATTCAACCCCATCAAATATTAAAAAAGCAGAAGATATATTTGAAATATTTACAGATTGCAAGTTTATAAATATGGTAAGAGATGGCAGAGATACAGCATATTCTATTTTTGAAATGAAAGATTTTTGGGCATTAGAAAAAAGAAATAGTCAACTAGATGCCCTAGATTGGTGGTATACAAGAACTGTTGAATCTTTTAACGCTCTTTCTAAAATACCAGATAACTACCATATCAGTGCAAGACTAGAAGATTTTGTTTCAAAAAAAGAAGAAAAAGATAAGATTTTAAAATTTCTTTCTTTATATGAAAATGATAGTATGTTTGAATTTTTTAATAAAAATATTAATTCTAACTACGTTAATGTTGGAAAATGGAAATCTTTAGAGATAGCAGACAAAATAGATAAAAAATATGATTTCATGCTTAAAAAATTAAATGATCAAGGCATTCAGATAGAAAAGTATTATTAATGATTAAAGTATTAGAGCTAGATCCAAATGGACTATGCAATGCCAAATGTTGGTATTGTCCAGTCGCTTACGGTGGAAATCCAATAGTGGGTAAAAAAAATATGCCCATAGAGCAGTTAGAAAATATTTTAGATCAACTTCATAAAGGTCGTAATGATTTTGTTGACCCCAACTTTAAAATGGTTATTAATGCTCATTATAATGAAGTTCTTATATATCCTTATTTTAAAGAAATGATTAATCTATACAGAAAATATGGTTTGGTAACTACTCTTTTTAGTAATGGAACAAATTTAACAAAAGAAAAAATTGATTTTATCAAAGACAATCAAGATATAATTGTTCATATAACATTAAATATTCCTTCTGCTTTTTCACAACAATGGTCAGACTACACTGGTTTAAATATTAAGATATTTGATAAAATGATTGATAATTTAAAATATGCAGAAAGCCAAGGAGTTAAATTTGGAATACAAGTAAACGGAGTTCAGGAGGAATCTTTATTGGAAAATGGCGGGGCAATAAAGTTATTAAATAAAGCTCCACATTTAAATTATGATAAAATAAGTGGTGATGTTGCTAAAACAATATCAAAATTTAAAGAGCTTTTTCCTTTATCTGCAGTTTTTTCAGACATACACCTAAATGATAGATCGGGTAAACTAGAAGAAAATGAAATTTTAAGTAATCAAGAAATGATAAAAATACAAACAAATAATTTTAGCAAAAAAGTTATTGGGTGTGCAGGTGGAGAGTGGGATGCTCAAAGTAGAGCAGAAGATTGGCTTCATATTAATGCAAATGGTGACGTAATTCTTTGTTGTCATGATTATGATTTTACAACGGCATATATTAATATAAACAGTAGAGATATAAAAAGTATTTGGAATGGCCCAGAAAGAAGAGAAATGATAAAAAAATCATATAGTGGTTTTTGTCGTAGCTGTAAGTATGCGGTTTGGGGCTAATATGAAAATGCTTGTTACTGGTGGAGCTGGTTTTATTGGTTCAAACTTAGTTGATAGACTTATTGATTTAGGGCATGATGTAATAGTTATTGATAATGAATCGGCTGTAGCAAATAAAAAATTTTATTGGAATCCAAAAGCTAAAAATTATAAAGAAGATATATGTGATTATAATGCTACAAGAACTTTATATAACAACGTAGATTGCGTTTTTCATCTTGCAGCAATTGCAAGGATACAAAGAACAATAGATGAACCAGTAGAAACAATAAGAGTTAATGCTTTGGGAACAGGTGTAGTATTGCAATGTTCTAAAGAAGCGGGTGTTAAAAGGCTTATATTTTCTTCTACTTCTTCTGCATACGGAATGAATAAAACTCCTAATATTGAGACACAAATAAACGATTGCTTAACACCATATTCGTCTTCAAAAGCTTTTGCAGAAAGTTTGTGCAAAAATTATTATAATTTGTATAGTCTAGAAACAATTATTTTAAGGTATTTTAATGTTTACGGAGAAAGGCAGCCAGTAAAAGGAATTTATGCACCCGTGATTGGGGCATTTAAAAAACAAAAAGAAAAAGGAATACCTCTCACCATAGTTGGCGATGGCGAACAAAGAAGAGATTTTACTTATGTTGGCGATGTTGTTAATGCTAATATATTAGCAGCTACAAAAAACATAGATGATGAGTATTTTGGTCAAGTATTTAATATTGGAGTAGGAAAAAATTATTCTGTAAATGAAATAGCTGGTTTTTTTAATTATAAAACAATAAATGTGCCAGAAAGATTAGGCGAGTCAAGATCTACTTTGTCTAATATAGAAAAAGCAAAAAATGTTTTTAATTGGCATCCAAAAGTTAATTTAGATGAATGGATTATTAAAAATGATTTCTAAAATAATTTGGCAAACCTACGAGTCTGAATATAATGATTTACCAGATAAAGCAAAATATATGTTTAATTCATGGGGAATTCAAAATAAAGATTGGGATCACAGATATGTTTCTGGTACACAAAGAAGCCTTTTTGTAAAAGAATATTTTGGTAAAGAATGGCACAGTATATATAACTCATATAAAATAAATGTATTAAGAGCGGATTTATGGAGATATATGTGTCTCTATGTCTATGGGGGGTTGTACTGCGATCTTGACATGTTTTGCAAAAAACCTATTGAAAGCTGGTTGGATATTAACTCTAGTTTTGTTGTTTCGGTAGAGCCAAACGAAATGGGCTATACGCAATCTATATTTGCATCAGAACCAAAAAGTTTATTTTTAAAAGATTTGCTTGATTTAATTAAAAATAGATACTATGAAAATAGACAATACACCAATGTTTTAGACTATGAAATATATGAAGTTGGTTATAAAATTTTTACAGAATCTATAAATAAAACATTATTAAGTAAACCCAGTGGTTTTGTAGGATTTTTTGGAAAAAATGCAGAAAAAATACATTTTGACTCTATAGACCATGTTCGTGCAGGAAATGGCAATGTTTTTGATTCAAATTATCAGTCATGGAAGACAGAATCTATATAAAAAACATATAAAGTGTCATTTATAAATGCTTTTTTTACGAATTATGGCGAAAGGATGGTAGAATTTAGTTATGCCTAGAATGAAAATAACACAAGTTGAAGAAGTAAATCACGGGATTTATGTTTGGCAGATGCCAGACAATTCTGTTGTAATGGATGAGGATGGTAACTATTTATCAATACCTTCAATGCGTGGAGATATTAGGCAAATTCAAAAATTAAAAAATGCAGCAAGAAGTCATGGTTTAACAGAAGGTAAGCCATTATTTTTTTCTGGTCATAGACAAGTTACTGATGAAGAGCTTGAAGAGCAGAAGTCTAGAGCAGAATTAGGCATGGTTCCAGATCCACAAGATCTGCCAGCCATGATGGAATATATTAAAGAAGCAAGAGAAATGGGGTTAGCGTAAATGGATCATAAAGTTACAATTATGAATGACGATGAGGGTGATGAGTTATCAATTCTAAGCGATGCTGACTTTGGTTTATTTGCAAAACAAGAAGCAACTTTTGAAGACCCATTCAACGCAGGTTGGGATCAAATTAAAAAGTCTGAAGGAATTTCTGAAAACTTTAAAAGAAGAGCAAACAGATTAGAAAAATCATTTACTGGTCGAGATGATGCAAAATCAAAGAAACTTGACCCACTTGATTTAACAGGTTATTCATTATTTCAAATTGTACAACCTCCATACAACATGCTTTATCTTGCACAACTTTATGATGTATCCCCATATCATCACTCAGCAGTCAATGCAAAAACAGCAAACGTAATTGGGCTAGGCTATAAGTTTGAAGAAACATTTAAGACTACCACAAAAGTAGAAGCTGTTATGGATGATCCAAAGAGATTAGATAAGATTCGTTCAAAGATTGAGCAAGCAAAAGTAGATATGCGTGAGTATTTAGAGTCATTAAACTCTGACGACTCATTCTTAGAGACTATGAAAAAAGTTTATACAGACCTAGAATCAACTGGCAATGCATACCTTGAAGTAGGTAGAACTGCATTGGGTAAGATTGGATATATTGGGCATATTCCTTGTACTACAATGCGTATTCGTCGTCACCGTGATGGATTTGTTCAAGTAGTTTACAATCGCTACACGTTCTTTAGAAATTTTGGAGATACAGAAACTCCAGATCAAATTGGTACTGATCCACAACCAAACGAAGTTATTCACTTTAAAAAGTTTACTCCATCAAATACATACTACGGTATACCAGACATTTTGTCTGCAAAAAATGCGGTAGCTGGAGATGAATTTGCACAACGATTTAATTTAGATTATTTTGAAAACAAAGCTGTACCTCGTTACATTATTACAGTTAAAGGTGCAAAGCTTACATCCGAGTCAGAGCGTAAGCTTCTTGAATTTTTCCAGACTGGTTTAAAGGGAAGAAATCATAGAACGCTTTATATACCTCTTCCGTCAGATGGAGAAACAAGTCGTGTTGAATTTAATATGGAGCCAATTGAGGCGGGAGTTCAAGACTCTTCATTCCACCAATACTCTGTAGAAAATAGAGATCGTATTCTTATTGCACATAGAGTACCAATTTCTAAG